CCAGGAGTTCAACGATCTCAAGAAGATCTTGGGTCTCCAACAAGGTAAGGAGTACAAGGACGTTTCTGAGCTTCGGTATGGTCGTCTGATGATCATGACGGATGCTGATAATGATGGTAGTCATATTAAAGGCTTAATTCTCAATATGATCCACTATTTTTGGCCAAGCCTTCTCAAGCTCAACTTTGTGGTGAGTATGGTGACACCAATCATCAAGGCGACCAAGGGTTCACAGACCAAGTCTTTCTACACTGACTCAGCGTTTAGGACCTGGTACGGGGATGGTAAGGCTGGATGGAAAGTCAAGTACTATAAGGGTTTGGGTACTTCTACATCGGCGGAAGCCCGTGAGTACTTCAAGAAGATTCAAGACTTGACTGTCAGATTTGATATGGATAAGATGACTGATGCCTCGATCGTTCTTGCATTTGACAAGAAGAAGGCTGATGCTCGAAAAGTGTGGCTTCTAGAGAACACAGCGAAGGATGCTGATCAACTTGAAGTTCCATATGGAAATGTGAAGCAATTGGACATCACAGACTTTGTACACAAAGACTTGGTGAACTTCAGTCTTGCGGATCTCAAGCGGTCTATTGCGCATATGGCTGACGGTCTCAAACCCTCGCAACGCAAAGTTATGTACGCGTGCTTCAAGAAGAATCTCAAGGATGAGATGAAAGTTGCACAGCTGGCGGCATTTGTGGCTGAAAAGAGTGCTTATCATCACGGTGAAGTTTCCCTAGCGGATACGATCGTAAAGTTGGCGAATGACTACATGGGTTCCAATAACATCAACCTTCTCGAACCTTGTGGTCAGTTTGGAACGAGGCTTATGGGTGGCAAGGATGCGTCTCAGACGAGGTACATCTTCACAAAGCTCACCAAGGAGGCACGAAAGATCTTTGATCCCAAGGATGATGCCATCCTCAACTACCTCGATGATGATGGTCGCCCAATCGAACCCGACTTCTACATGCCTACTCTCCCAATGGTCCTCGTGAATGGTACAGAGGGTATTGGCACGGGATTCAGTTGCTATGTACCCCCATTCAAACCGGATGATATCAAGGATAATATTAAGCGGATTTTGAGTGGCGATGAAATTGTTCCCATGCGACCTTGGTTTAGAGGTTTCAAGGGGGTTGTTCACAAGGAAGAGGATACTTGGATGATGGAAGGTGTGTGGAATTGGTCTGGAAGGAATATCGTCGTGACCGAGTTACCACCGGGTCGCTGGACGCAGGATTACAAAGAGTATCTAGATGGTCTCGTGGAGAAGAAATTGATTGGAGGATTCGTCAATAACTCTACAACTGAAGATGTCCACTTTGAAATCATGGACTATGCGGGTAAAGATCTCCTCAAGGACCTCAAGTTGAGGAAGACCTTCCGTGTCTCCAATATGCATCTGTTCCACCCTACAAAGGGTATTCACAAGTATGCGAGTCCCGAGGAAATCTTGAATGATTTTGTGGAGTTGCGCCTCGAACACTATAAGAAGCGGAAGGCGCACCTCATCGATGTACTCGAGAAGCGGGCGGAGATGTGTGACCACAAATCAAAGTTTGTGTCAATGGTGATCGAGGGGAAGTTGGTAGTGTTCAAAAGAAAGAAGGTGGAGTTGGAGGCGGAGATGTCTTCAATCTTCCCCAAGATTGATGGAAACTTAGACTACCTCCTCAACACGAAGACGGTTGAGTATACTGAAGAGCGCGTCAAGGCTCTTCTAGATGAAGCGAAACAGGCGAAGGATGATCTAGAGAAAATGTTGAAGACCAGTCACATTACGATGTGGAAGAATGATATTAAAAATATGTGAGCAGTAAGTAGATATGGGTGAGGCTGCTAAAATTTCCCTCAAGGCTATTGGAATGCAGGATACACACCTGCTTTCCAAAGACCCAGAAGATTCCTTATTTAAATACGAACTAAACCAATATTCAAACTTTACAAAACTTCATAGATGTAAGACTGTGACCAAAATGGACGTAGATGGGAATTGGCCTTTCGGTAAAACAGTAAAAGTAGAATTTAACCCTAACCAAATGGGTGATTTGTTGAGTGACATGTGGATTAAATTGAAGATGCCAAATTTAAATAACACGACGAATTATCCTGATCAACTTTCGTTACATATCATTAAAAGTATCACAATGTATGTCGACGGAATAAAATTGGAAGAACTTACAGATGACTGGAATTTTATCTATAACGAGTTATACCTGAGCGATACACAACGAGAAGCGAACCAATTAAATACAAATGCTGGTTTTAATTATACATATTTTGCGACAAAAGGAGGAACTCTGGGTTTTCTTAATCGAGAATTGCTCATTCCGATTCACTTTTTTTTCTCTAGAAAATACGACCGTTCGGAAAATAGACAGTATTTTCCATTGTGTTCAATCAATAAACAAAAAATAACATTTGAAATTAAATTTCACAAACAATCGTTTTTTACTGATTTTTCGAGTAATTTATCGTTACCAGAGTTTACAATCATAACAGAAGAGATACAACTCGAACCAGAAGAAAGACTGTACCTCTCATCTTCCTCACATTCGTATGAAACCGATACCTTATCTAAACATCTTCAACGGTCATCAGAATTGAATAGAAGAGATTTCAAGCTGAATTTCTCGTCAGACAAACCAATAAAAATATTTCACTGGTTTTATAGAAATTCGGAGTTTGAGAATGAAGATGATTCAAGTAAATACAAACTAAGATTCAATTTCACGAGCAATCCCAACCCATTTCGGAGTGTTGACGGGAAAAATTTTGAACTTACCGATAGAATAAAAATTTATCTCAATGGTGAATCCGTTCAGACTGTAACAGGAGATCAAAATCACCGCTACTTCAAATATTACACCCCATACAAAGGTGGTTTAAACACGCCGGTAACGCATATTTATACATACAATCTTTCGTTGTACCCATCTAAACAACAACAATCGGGGATTTTGGATTTCAGAAAAATCATATCAGACAAAAGTTTCATAGAAACAACCCTACATAAATTTCTGGATTTAACTAAAACATACGAGATGCACGTCTATCACACAGCATATACCCGTTTTGATTTTAATAATGGATTCATGAATGTTGTGTATTAAAAAAACTTTGTTATAGATATACATGTTGCTATTAACTGCGAGTGGCGTTCAAGACATGTTCATAACTGGAAATCCAACACAAAGTCATTTTATAAGTACCTATAAACAACATACACCATTTTATGAATCGTTAGTACCTGTAGGATCAGAAACTCCGAGTACGTTTGGTTCTCTCATGTCATTTAGAATACCAACAGATGTAGGAGATTTTATAAATCGAGTGTGTTTGAAGTGTGAGTTGCGACAAAAAGGTGTGAGTGTACCCAGTAGTCACATCAAATCATTCGTGACTAATAACCTCATAGAATATGTCGAACTGTTCATTGGGGAACAATCTATTCAAAAACTAACCGGGGAATATATCGCTATCTATCATCAAAGTCATGCACGTGATATATCGTCATATGAATTTTTGTATGGTCACGGTTCGAATAATGTTCAACAAGATTTTCGACAGACGAGTAGTTCAGAGGATAATCCTTTATTTCTTGACATACCACTGTACTTTCACAATATCAACGAACTGGCTATACCGTGTTGTGCATTAAGAAAACAAAGTATTAGGATCACGATTAAACTTAGAGATTTTGAAGACCAGTACTACATATCCGAATTGTACGAAACGGCTCTCAATATCTCATATATTCACACAGGAACAGAAGAGTCGTCATTTATACAGAGTTCACCGGTGACTCATAACATTCAACAGATACAGGTTTCCGAAATTAAAATTCCCCAGGGTGTTTCGAATAAGAATGTGTTACTGAATTTCAAAAACCCTGTCAGTGAATTATTTTTCATTGCTCATCGTGCATCGGATAGACGTGACTTTGTGGATATAGAAAATATCATTTTAAAGTTCAATAATAGCGTCGTGTTCGATCGAGACAATTTATTTTTGTGTTACAAGCAATCACTAGATAATCATGAATCATCTCCATCTGGAAACGCTTTAGATGGTGGCGGTAAATATTGTTCGTATTCATTCTCTCTTAACCCAATATCTGGACTTCCTATGGGGAGTGTCAACATGAGTCGCATTATTCATAAAGAAATGAAAATCACCATTCCATCGAATATAAATGATGATGTCATGGTTAGAGTGTACGCCGTGAGTCATAATGTGATTGTATTTTCGCATGGATTGGCGGGTTTAAAATTTTAATAAGTTATAGTAGTAATGTCTACAGGGCGTATAAACCTCCATGTAATGGGGTTGGTTGGTGACGTAGACGTTAAATATGATTATTCATACTTTACAAAATTCGTAAAACGAAACGCACATTTCGCAAAGGAATATAGAAATTTACATTCCAAAGGTGATTTCGGTAGTATATGCGAATTTAGAGTTCCTATGAATGCAGGGGATTTATTAAAATCTGTGTGTTTGGAAGTAAAAACCACACAACTTACCGATGCCGACCATTATTATATCGACTCATTTGGAAATGCATTGGTTGAATATGCAGAGTTGATAATAGGGGGTAAGGTCATAAACCGACTAACAAGTGATTATCTACAGTTGTACACAGAAGCATTCTATGAAGATACAAAAAAATCTGCATTTAAAAATCTTATCAATCGAACAGATGCAAGTCTACTAGATGAACCATTCAACGGAATTAACCATAAACAATTAACAAACAATCAATTACACTGTATTATCGACTTACCATTTTATTTCCATAAACATCCCGAATTAGCCATACCTCTATGTGCCATCAAACTACAATATGTCACGATACGCATCAAGTTGAGAGATTATAATGAGCTTGTATACGAAAAAACGACAACGCAAACTCCTAATGACACGTCTGGTCTCGCGATGGTGAGTACGGCTTTACCGTCTACACTGACCGAACGTCCAAACATAACGAAATGTGAACTCATCACTGAACTCGTATATCTGGATGTCACAGAAAGGAAAAAACTAGAGTGTAAAAAAACAGACTATGTCATAACTGAACTTCAAGAAGAAGAATTTAAAACGTTGGACGAACAAACGAATTCCATAAAATGTAAATTAAATTTTTCAAACCCGGTAAAGGAGTTGTATTTCTTCATCCAAAGAGACCGACAAGCTCATCAAGATATAGGTGTTTTTACGAGTCCCTTAAACTATGACCCTATACGATGGGTTGATTTTGAGCAGAGTACATCAACATTTACAATAACTCCAGACCAATTGAAATACCTGACACTCGAACTTGACGGTTTAAAAATTGTGGATGATAATGTAGGTACTCCTCAATTTATGCGAATATCTCAATTCATGAGACATCATTCAAATGTACCTAAATTGTCTAGAGTCTATATGTATAGTTTCGCTCTCGACCCAGAATCATGGTACCCAACTGGACAAGTTAACTTCAGTTTAATAAAAGAGCAAATACTGAATTTTGAACTATGGCAGTCAAGTACATTTGTAAATTCGGCTTGGTATTACTTTAGTCGATACGTACGCATTTACGCGAAGAGTTACAATATTCTTCGAGTAAAGGATGGGGAAGCTCATACGCTCTTCTAAACTAAGAGCGTGTAAATAATTTTGTCTTATTGTCCCTGATATAATCGATGATGTTATTCCTTATACACCATTTGATGAAATTCAACTGTGCCAAGGTTGTATGGATTTCATGAGATGTCCCAGGAATCGTATACGCAAACTTTTCTGCCCGACAGAATGGGTCGAAGAGTTTCTTACTGTACCCATCCAAACTCGACTTGTACGCACAATGTACAGTGAAATATTTTCCGTCATTTGTCGTATATGAAATGTTGTTTTTTTTGGAATAATTTGTAATGAACCATTCCAAGTTTCGTAGAGATATTCCACTTGACTTATCAAGAATGTTCAATAATTTAGTTCGGTTTTCCTCTTGGTTATAGAATGCATTTATCGATGTTAGTAGGATACCACTTTTACTCATTACTAAATACTGACCCCAAATCTATAAGCTCCTTTGAGTTTTCACATCCCGGACATCCTCTAACATACATTTTTTCGGGACCATGGTTATGTAGATTTGAACTCGAAAGAGACCGATGTCTTATTTTTTCACCCTGGACCATATGATGTTTACAATACCCACTGTCACCCCCTTTGAAGAGACATCGTTGTCCATTTGACTTTGTACCCTTACACAACGACACATTCGCGATAGACGGGAGATCTCTCAAGAGGATGTCAAGTGAAATCGCGTGTTTTTTCGAAACAATTTCAGCATATTCACCCAGTAAAGTACTCACACGTTCATTAACTTCCTGTTCAACTAAATCAACAATTTTATTATGCAAAGTCATTCCTTAATAGTTGATTGCTCGTATTTTTTAAATAGGTCATTGATGGATTCTGTTTTTGGTACCCTCGATTCTTTAATCCGTTCACGAAGTTCGGCAACTTTTCCGGAATGATCGAGACCGAGTTTCTTACACTCTTCGATGAGATCATCCTTCTTCATACCACTCAACGCTGGACCAGTCTCCTTCTTTTTTGGTTTGTGTTGAGATATGATCTCTCCGAATATATCCTGTTTTGGGTCATCAAAAAGGGGTTCAAGAAGATCACACACCGGATTTAGGAACTTGTTCATGAAATAGTAATGGTAATCAACGGGAATGTCGTTTTCTTCTACATACTTGGGATCTTCAGCCTTCTCAAATCCCTTAGCTTTGGGATCACCTGTTTTCGTGAGTAAAAATGGAACGCGATCAC